CCTTCAGTTTGTCTGCGATAGAGTTGTTGTTGTCTTTTAAGTATTATCTGGTCAGGGTCTTTAGGCTTTGCCACGATTACGAATCTAATGACTATGTATAGGATAATAGGTTATGACAGTTAAAACCGCACAATCGGGGCTAGATATTAATTTGAGGTGGGCGCAGGGGCAGGTGTTCAACGATAAGAGAAGGTTTAGGGTGTTGGTAGCTGGGAGAAGATTTGGGAAGAGTTATTTAAGTTGTATTGAGTTATTAAAGGGGGCTATTGATCGACCTGGGGAGACATTTTTCTATTGTGCTCCTACATATCGAATGGCAAAGGATATTGCGTGGAAGGCTTTGAAGAAGTTAGTGCCGAGGGTATGGATTGAAAGTAAGAATGAAACTGACTTGAGGTTGGAATTAATTAATGGATCAACAATTGAGTTGAAGGGAACTGAGAATGCAATGGCATTGAGGGGAAGGAGTTTATCGGGGGTTGTGTTAGATGAGGCTGCATTTATGGATGCAGAGGTATGGTTTGAAGTTAT